GATTTCACCGATAAGATTTGTATCGTTGAAAGAGAAAGAAGATGTTTCCGCCTTGTTGATGACAACGGACCATTTTCCTGATGCCGCGTTGTATGCCATCCAACTGTCGCAACATTCCAGCATCTTCTCAACGTTATCCAGAACGGTCTTGCCCGTGTCTACAACACCGTTAATCCTGTATCGAGCCTGTGTCGCAGATCCGCCACCAGATGGCGTATAAGTAATCGTCTGATCGGAGTAAGCATTAAGAGCTGCAGCGCTTGTGGCATCAACCAATCCCGTCATGCCAGCGCCATATCTCTCGTCGGTCATGTAGTCATACCAAACATCCCCAGGCTTTGCTACGCTGCCGCCTTTCGGGTAATGCTTGCAGTAAAACGTAATTGGCTGAAGACCAGTGGTTCCAGCATCTGTGTTGTAGTTCAGTTTGACAATTGCAAAAGCCAACCCGTTCATCTGCCGGCCAGAAGAGGGCCAGCGTAAAGCTGCCGGAATATCTGCGCCGCCCATAAATACATGCGGAGCGGTTCCGTTTACTGGGGTTATAACGCCAGCATTGGTAGACGTATAAAGGCTGATGTAAAAATTGCCGCTAATCTTTATAACTTTTGTCTGGTCGGTTCCATCAAACGTAACAAGCCTGTCGCCGTAGTAAAACTTAGTTTGGTCATATGAGAACGTTGCAGAACCATCAGACGAAATGGAAGAGATCGCTAAAACGTAATACATCGTCTTTTGATCGGTTGACAACACCGCATCAACAAAGACACCTCCTAGCCAAGCATCTCCGTAAACCACAGGGATTGAGTTGTTGTTAGCTGGAGGGATTTGTTGCCTTGCCCCAGTGTCTTGCGATTGTGATGGTTTAGATCCAAACGCTCGGGTTACAACATAAGAAACCGCAAAGTTGATTGCAAATGTGGCGGCTGCTAAAGCAATGCCTGTTAGCTGAATGCCTGCCGCAGCAAGAATGATGGATGCTGGCATGATCTACTCTTTGAAGAACGTCGCTTGCATGGGCTTAAAGTCGTATCTTGTATAGTCAATATTTGGTGAGTTGGTCATGAGGCTTGTGCAAACAATTTGCACTCGTTTTTGGTTAAGCATGTCTTGCGCGAGCTTGTTGAATCTCAGCCAAAGTTTCCCGCCTACAGATGTATCTCTAAATTCTGGAACCACCCACCACGCCACTTCGTGAAGTTCCTTGACCGCATTGTTCCAAAAGTTGCTTGTCACATAAGCCGCCAAGAACCCGCGAAACTGATCGTCAATAAGAACGAAACCTCGGCCTTTAATCATCTCGTAAAACAGTGTTTTGACATGCCCTTCGTTTTGGTTTTGCTTTAATGTCTCTATTCCTGCTTCATCCGCGTAAGCCTTCATCATTTCTATAAGGTGCGGCATGTCGTATTTTGTGGCGTATCTCATTGCCCTGATTGGTCTATTTGTCGTTGAAATTCGTTTTCGGCAGCAACAGAAATATCTGATCCCGGCGAAGATTGGGAGCCTACTTGCGGCCTTGATCCAAAGTCAAAATATTGACCCGATATAGCAGCAACTCGACTCATGCTCAAATCTGAGGAATAGATCTGTTGCCAAGTTTTTACGTTAGTTTTAATGCCGGCAATTCTGTTTTCTAAAATCGCCCGAAAAGAAGAGCAAGAAATTGATGCAGTGGCTGTACGGCTGCGAACGTTGTCGTTCCAATCTTCGGTAATTGAAATATTAGAAACAATACCCTGATAACGCTTAAAAAACTGTGTTGTAGGGCTTGTGATGATTTGATAGTTCGAGTCAAAGAATCCACGCCAAATCTCTACAGTTGATCCCTTGATATTAGACCCCAAAACCAAAGAAATATTTGTTGGGTCAATGCCGACAAGCCCAATCGCCATATCAACAGAGGTCGCTTTAATCTCTCGGTTGACAGCTCCAACAGAAAGAAGGCTTCCCAACCCTGAAAATGTGTTCCCGCCAACAGTGATAGCAGCGGAAGCATTGCAAAATGTGTAAGTTCCTGATGATGTTGTTAGCTTTACGAATTCGCCGTGGGTAATGCTTGCGCTATTGAGCGCTGTCATTGGGGTACTCACTGAACGTTCTCCCGAAAAACGAAATCAGAATCCCAATTCACAAACGCTCCATTGGTCATTGGGTTTAACGTATAAGTTGGGCAAACCTCAGCAACGACAGAAAAGGTGCAAGCAGACCCTACAGCCGTTAGTGTACCTACGGATGGCGTTCCAATCACTGGCCGATGCAATGTAACGCTAACGGTTGACCCCGATCCTCTCAAGACCTGCGTGGTTACCTTGTAGGGATAACTTCCCAACTGGATAAAGTCGCCTGCCTTAAATACGATAACCGAACTTCCGACTGCTGGAAGATTGCCGACAGAAATCGTCGTCGCATTTGCAGCAGGGACAGATGCAAGGGTTAGCGCCGCAGCCTGAACGGATGAAAGCTGGCCTTGGTAAGCGGTGAACCACTGAAGGTTTGTTGAGCTGAACGTGATGGTTGCCGCCGTTTGCCTGTCAAGGTTATCAATCGTCTGGATCACATCCCGAACCTGGGGGTAGTAAAGAAACGCATGAGGTTTGACTGTAAACACCCAAGGAACTGATGTAACGTAAAGTGCCGTTCTAACTTGTCCCGATCTTGAATATTGCTGACCAACCATTCGCCGGTTGTTAACTGTAATCGTTTGGCTGATGTCTAAGATTGTTTGAAAGCTCATGCTCGACCTCTCGGTGAGAGTGATTTCTGAGCGTAGGCGTTCGCAGCCCAAACCGCTCGATTGCTGCCCATGATTCGCTCTTCAAAAGATTTAACGTCGATTGCCTGAATGTTATAAACAACGCTACCTCCTGTAGCCGCAAGCGCGTTGTTAGGGACAATCGTCCCGCTTGATTTCGGCACAAATAGCTCAGGGCCCTTTTCGCCAACAATGTAAGGTTGATTGCTATTGACAGGCCCACCGCCGGCTTTAAACAAGTCCATGAATGAACCGCCAGCAGGTAAGAATGAGTCAATAAACCGGTTTAGAGATCTTGTTGCAAACCGCTGAAACAAACTCTTAGCTAAGTTTTTGAAAGCATCGGCGGCTGATTTACCCCGCATGAACGCATCAACAATTTCAGCGCCAAGACTCTTAAACCCGTCACGAAGATCCTCTAAAAGTTGCTTCATTGGATCTAAATTGCCTTTGAAATTGTCATTGATACTCTTAACAATCTTGAAATATTGCTCCGCATCAATAAAGTTTTCTAGCAAAAGTTCATCTACTTTTCTTAATCTTTGTTCTAACGCTTCCAGGGGTGTCAAAGCGTTTTCAATCTCCCGCTTAGCAAGCGCCGCCATTTCTTCACCGCGCTTAAAATCAAATCGCGGCTTATCAACAGGAAGTAATGCTGTCCCCTCAAAAAACAGCTTGGGACCTAATTCTTTAATTTCAGCGTTAATTTGTTCATAGAAAGTTTTTCTAGATTCCTGCGTACCAAAAATGGCCGTCAAAAACTCAGGCTTTTCTACCTCTTTTGCAACCCTGGCGGCAATTAATTGATTGGCTTTTTGCAGCGCTTCTGAACCATATTTAGCGGCCTCGAATCGCAACGCAGCATCTTCGCCTTCGCGTAGCTTACGAATCTGAGCGTCCAGCCCATCAATGTATGCCTTGGTTCTTTCGGCTTGGCGCTTAGCGTCCTTCTCGGCTTCGCTTTCTTCTTTCTTTTGAGCCTCGCTTTTTGCAGCCTGGGCTTCTTGTATGGTGGTGATTGTTTGCAGAAGCAGCTCTCTAAACTTAGCACCTTCTTTGGTTGCTTCTTTTGTATTAAGCGCAAGACTTAAAACAAAGTCGCGCAGCTCTTCAAACGTGCGCTTACCTTGGTCAAACGCTCTTAATTCTTGAAATAGCTTTTGGGCTTCTTGCTGAGATATACCAAGATCCTTAGATAGCTTCTCTATAGGAGAATCCATAAAAGGCTTGAAGATCTCGGGGAGCGCTAACTTCCAGATAGGCGCGTATTCATTTGTCAGCGCCTTAGTGAACTCTTTGATTTCGTTAGTAAGTTTTAGCTTTGATATGTCGTAAAGCTGTTGATACAAAGCCTTTAAAGCTGGCGCAGCGTCGCTATAATAACTCTCGCCAATATCTTTTAGCGATAACGCAGCTTTATTATTTGCGGCCACAAATTGAGCGGCGGCACTTGATGCGTCTTTTGTTGCATCTTCAAGAGTTTTTACATCTTTTGTAAGGTTTGAAAAAGCAACGGTTATTAACGGAATACCGACTGCCGCAAGACCTCCAAGAACCACGCCGAGCGTTCCAAAACCGCTTAAAAGCTGCGGTAGCTGCTGAGTAAATGCTTGTGCGGCTGATGTTCCAGAAGCAACCTGTACAGAAAAGTCTTGAACCTGATAACCAACATTTCTGAGGTTATATTGAAAGTTCTTTTTTGCATTGGCCGCATCGTTTAATGCGGATGAGTAAGACCTTGTTTGCTGGCCGGTAGATTCAAGCGTTTGGCCTAGCTCTTGAGCTTTCTTCTTGGCTTCGTCAGCGCCTTTTTTGAACTCTGCGCTATCAAGGCCCAGGCCGACTTGTAAACCGGCGATCATCTTACCTGCCATTGTTTCCCCCTAAGATGTCAAGAAACTCTTTGCGAAATCCTGGCAGCGAAGT